TTCTTGAAATGTTTTGGTAAGAATGTTATAAGAACATTAAATGAGGATGGTGCAACATCTTCGGAGTATGGCTGAACAACTGTAACAAGGTGGTAAGGCACACTCGGTGGAAAGATAGGGTCAACTGACTGAAGGGTCCAAGGGTGGTACTGAAGTACTAGTTAAGCTAGAACAGTTTGACTTGTCGGGAAAAGGTTGGGGGTAGTCAAAGAATCCCCCTACTCACAAAAAGAAAGTAAATATGATAAGCCAGAAAGCATTTAACACTTGGTTACAAAAAGCCAGGAAAGGAGATAGGATAACATACTACAGAGGATATCTGTGTGATCCCTATCTACAACCAATAGCACCAACTGCTGACCGTGACAGGGTCAAAAAATTAGGAAAGTCAGTCCTTAATGTTGCGGAAGCAGGGCTATTGTTATTAACACAAAAGAGACACGCTGATTTTGATTACGAATACATAGCGATAAGAAAATGATTTGGACATTGTTTTGGTTTTTTCTTATACCTATAAAGTTTTATATAGCATTTTATCTATTGATATGGATTTATAAGGTATTTGCATACATGGTAGGAATATGAGCCCAGTAATAAAAGAAGTAAACGTGCGAGAAGAATTAAAACGTGCACAAGATAAGTTTTATAGTTCTATGTTTGAAGAGGACGAAATTGAAATGTGTCTTGCGCATGCAGCTATGAATTACTACGAATCAATGAGTGATTCGGAGGTTTGTCCAGAATACCCAGGATTTTAAATGAAGAAAAAAAACGTACCAAATACACCAGAAGAAAAAGCACACGCAGCAAAACGTGATGCATTGATGAAAGAACGTCCGCAAGAGTGGGATTATATACAAAAAGAAAGACAAAAAATACGTGATCAAAAAGCACAAGAAGCATTATTAAAACAACAAGAATCTTTTAAACAAATTAAATTTGAACAACCTGTTGAGGGCACAGAGATAGGTGGTATGAAAGCTTTTAATGTAGAGAAAGGGGAAGAAAAGCATACATATCAAATAGTTACGAAACGTGAGATTACATTTAGTTACATGATTCGTGCGAAGAATGAAGAAGATGCGATGATCAGAACATTGTCTTTTGTTAGTAAAGATGGTAGTGGTCAACGTGAGGATGTAAAAAGACCCATGTATAATAGTAAACCTATGATACGTGAGTGGATAGAAAAGATAGTTAAAGTATCTTAATGGACATCAACAATGTTCCAATGGTGCGTGTGACGTGGCGTGATGCCCGTGATACAGAAACTGGTTGGATAGACGTTAAAGATATCATAGCAGCACCGTTAGCGACTTGCCAGGAAGTTGGCTGGATGGTGGTGAATAATGATGAGAAGATAGTGATTATGCGATCGTGGTGCTTGGACCGGGATGATAATCATGGTGGGGGTGCAATAGCATTACCAAAAGGATGGATAACAAAAATAGAATATTTACAGGTGACACATGCAGACGTACGAAATTAATTTATGGAAAGACAAAGTAGTAGTAGAGAAGATTGTAAAACAATTTGAGAGTGATGATAAAGTATTGGAGTATATAGCTAATAATTTTGACACTAGATCTAGTCCAGAGTATCCTGGCATGGATCCAAATAGAGGTTACATAAGACCAAAAGCTTCTGATTATATCATTACATGGGCACGTATAAACACATATGTGCGTAAAAAGGGACCAAAAAGAATAGAACTTACAGAGGAAGAGAAAGAAATACAAAAAACATTAGAGCAATCTATTACAAGAGAAACAATAGATGAGTGGGGAGAACAAGAAATGTTAAGCACAGTAAGAAAAGATTACTGGGGTAACCCAAATGCAAAAGGATTAGAGGAAAAAAGATGAGTATTGGCAAAGGTATTGGCAGTAACAAAAAAGGTATTACACCTAAACAAGCAAAGTTTTTGGCTAAAATTAAGGCTTTTATTAAGGCAAATGGCTATTCACCATCGTATGAGGAGATAAAACAGATGACAAACATGAAGTCTAAGAGTAATGTGCATGCATATGTACAATCGCTAAAAAGGCGCGGATACATTGACGATATCCCGTATTCTAAACGTAGCATCGTAGTATTATAGAAAGTATTGTATTGTGCGCAGGATGCTAAAAAGTTTTTTTATTTTTTTATTTACCGGGATTTGCCAATACCGTAATACCTTTTCCCAATTCTCTATATGGGATAAGGGATACCAGGTATTACGAAGGTATTACGAGTTCATGGGTAAAGGACGAAAAAACAGTATTTTGGAGATAAAATGAGTGAAAAAGACATATATAACAACAAGTTAGAAGAGATTGAAAAGAAGGTGGTCCGTAATACCATTGCCAATACCAGAGACATGGCATTGAAATACCCAAAAGGTGAAGATGGATTGACAGATAGACAGCGTATATTTGTAGAGATATACGTAAAAGAAGGTGGTAGATTGACACCAACGGAATGTGCAAGACAAGCTGGATATAAACCTGAACGTGCAGCAACAACAGCATCAGAACTATTGAACGTAAAGAAATATCCTAAAGTAGTACAAATGGTGAACAAAAAAAGAAATGAATTGTTTGAAACACACAAAGTAGAAATGAAACAACACGTCACAGAATTAGCTAGGCTACGTGAGAAAGCATTACAAGACAAATCGCATAGTGCTGCTATCAATGCAGAGAGATTGCGTGGACAAGCTGCAGGATTGTATGTAGAGAGAAAAGAAATAAGAACAGGATCAATTGATGATATGTCGAGAGAAGATGTTTTAAAACAACTAAAGGAGTTAGGTTTAACAGGTGAGTTTAAGAAAGAAGGTGCCAATACAGTCTTATCAGTCGAAGAGAAATCCGGTGGCGAAAGAATTAAAGACATCACAGAAGTATCATCAGAGAGTAACGAAGAGCAAGAAAAAGTATGACCGCAAAACCGGAAACAAATTTTTGGAAGAATTTAAAGACATGTTTAGAAGATGGTAACTTCCTTGTATCTCGTATTGAGTCCTACGCTACGCCAGGATTCCCAGATTGCGTTGCTTTTCACAAAGACACAGGATTCGTAACGTTAGAATTAAAGGTGTTGAAACGTAGCAAGAAAGGTACCGAAACGGTACTAATATCACCACTACAAAATGCTTGGCATATGAAGTTTGCAGGCCAAGGTGCACTCGCATTTATCTTGGTATACGACCCAGACGCACGCACGGTAAACGTTTTTCATGGCTCACAAACTCCCAAACTCCGACAAAAAGACACGTCCAAGGTCAAAGCGCTATGGTCAGGCTCAGTCGCCCGGGCGCCCGCTGGTCTTCTGCAGCTGATCGAGGCTCACAAACTCCCAAACTCCCATAGTTATCCACAGCCTGTGGATAACTAACACTTGACAAGTTGCCCGCCGGGCCCGCTGCGCGAACGCTGAGGCAAACTCCCAAACTCCCATAGTAAAAACCCCACGTTTCTGCCATTTTTGGAAATGGGTTCTCGCCCGCCCGGGCGCCCGCGGGAGTTCTGAGCTTCTGCAAATATAGAATGGCTGTTTTCTGCCAAAAAAAGTTTCATATCAGCAGTTGACAACCAGCAAAACATACGTTACTATGATGGCAGAATGAGAAAGAGAGGTAAATATGGACTGACTAATGCTACTCGTACCTGTAAAATTGGCGGTTTTCTGCCTTTTATTGTGGTACATAATAATCTATTGAACGGCAGCTACCTGCTGCCCGGGAATCAGGATGCTGCAGCTCCTGCTGCCAGGCAAAAACCTGACGCTGCACCTGCTGCCTGGATCCAAACTCCAGAAACTCCAGAGAAGCACCAATCCCCTCAGTTGGGGATCGGCCCTCTGGGCTTCACGCACCGGGCGCGCCGGGGAACTGCTGAGATATGATATATCATAATAGAAAGAAATGGTTTGGTACTGCACAGTACAGGAATGGAGTTATCCACAAGATATTTGTAAACGTTCTTGGAAAGAACTTCTTGGTGTGGTATAATAAGACAGAAATAGAGTAAAAGTATCTAACATTACTTTTTTATTAAGTCTCTGTTTCTAAGGCAAGATAAACGGTGTTAATCGGCTTTTGCTTGATATATGTTAGACACGAGGGGGTTCCGAATCCGATTCGAAGTATTGCAATCGCCCCCTCTAAACTCCAAACTCCAAACTCCCCAAACAACGAATCATATACAAGTGGTTGTACTTCCCCGGGCGCCCGCTGGGCATCACGGGCTGACGCTTCGAGGCGAATGGTCATC